ATGGCAACCTACACCATTGAACTCAACCACAAACCTAACGTCGACGGGCGATATTCTATTTTCCTGCGCATCACTCAAGACCGGAAACACCGACGGGTGAAAACCGGTATCGTTGTTAAGCTGTCTGAGTTCGACAAGGCTGCCGGCTACGGCAAATGGATCCGCTCAAAGCATCCTGACCACCGCCAGCTGAATGCCGATCTGAAAAAGGTGATCCAGTCCGCTGAACAGGCAGCCGATCAGCCAGCTACGGACCAGGTCAGCCAGGCCTGGACGCTCGGCCAGTTCCGGGATAAGGTTGTGGCCGATGCGTCGGTCAATAGTGTCGGTTTCCAGCGCAATCTGAAATCACGCCTGGGCACCTTTGTTTCGTTCGTGGGTGAAGACGTGCCACTCAAAGCCGTGACCCTGGAAACGCTCAATAGCTTCAAGCGGCATCTGCAGAAGTCGGGTAAGATGGCCGGCACGCAGCATACGTATTTCAACCGGATCAAATATATGTTCCTGCAGGCGCTTCGGCTCGACGCCATCGATAAGGACCCGTTCCGGCATTTTACTATGCCTGATGATAAGCCAGCACCCCGCCTGAAGCTAACCGATCAGCAGGTGGCTCAGCTGGAGGCTGTAGACGTCGGATCGGGAGCGACCTGGTTGTACCGGGCCAAGTGGCTGTATTTATTCTCCTACCAGATGGGGGGCATCCGGAGTGGCGATATCCTGCAGCTGAGATGGCGCAACGTGGTAGGAGAGGAAAGCCCCCGGCTTGAATACCAGATGTCAAAAACCGGCCAGCTGATGAGTACTGGGCTGACGCCCAAAGCCAAACAGGTTCTGGATCTATTCCGGCGCCCAGATCAGCAGCCCAACGATTATCTATTCGGGGTGCTGGACTCAGCGGCTCCCTATGCCGCCTATATCACGTTCGAAGACAAACAGCGTATGCCTCGGGCTTTGCAGGAGAATTTGTTCAATCAGATTTCCTCCGTGCAGGTACTGATCAATCGGGAGTTGAAGACGCTGGCCAGCCTGGCTGAGCTAGGTAGCGACTTGAAGCTAACGTTCCATACGGCCCGGCATAGCTTCGCCGATCGGGCCAGGCGTAAAATGAAGGAGTCGAAGAACATCTCGATCGACGATATCCGGCAGGCGCTCGGCCATCAACGGCTGGACACGACCCAGCGCTACCTGAATGCATTCGACAAAGAGGGACTTGACAGTGCGATGGATGCTATATTTTCGGAATAGGTACGCAGCGGGGGGCTCGATTGCCTGTGAGGCAACTACAATCTGCGTACCTTTAGGGTAAATCAACTGATCTATGGTAATTGGCCTTACGTGTTTATTGGGTGCGGCCCTGCTGATGGGGCTGTGTCTGTACGCCGAGCGGTATATCAACCGGCGGGTTCAGCGGTTTCTAGCCGATCAGGATAGCCGGGAGCGGGAATTACACCAGGAGATGGCCAGGGCAACCAACAACGTCGACAAGGCGTTAACTATACTCAACTCAGAGAAAACCACCTTCAGGCTACACGATAACTAGGGCTTGGGCACCTGGATAATATATTCAACATGCTGAGCCCTTTCCCGGACCTCTACAGTAGCGGGCGGATTGGTCGCGGCCGATAGCTGCACAGGCGACTGACCCAGCAGCAGCCACATCGGATTGCAGTCGAGTTTGACCAGGGCGTACAGGGTCTTTATTGTCAGATCTGATTTACCTTTCTCCATGGCGCTCACCTGCGTTTGATCCAGGCCCAGGAGCGCGCCAAATTCGCCCTGATTCAATTTGAGATGCTGGCGAAATTCCCGGAGCCGAAGCCGAACAGACTGGTGTTGATTACCAATGTCAATCATGATTAATGAGTTTTATTCGTAAGTAGATATGCGCCAAATTTGAATTGGCGCAGTTGAACAAAATTTAGATTTAAGCTTAATAGATAGGCACCCTAAAACTTGGGCCCTTTCGAGAAGATAGCCGTAGTCCAGGCTTTCCCTCCGTTATTATCCATAGTAAGCAGGATGGTTCGGCCAGCGCCCATCCACATTGCGCTGTGACTTTGTACCGGCCCCTTACTTTCGGACGGGTTAACCGTATCAGATATAGGGCTGCCGTACTTGCCAATCAAATAGGCTTTGACTTTGTTATACCGAGCGGTATAGGCCTCGCTAGAGGGCAAAGGTGACAGAAAGCGATATATGCCCCCGGTTAGCTGATTTTCCTCAAAGTCGTAAATCAGCTCTCCCTTCTCCTGGCCGACCAGAACGTTTTTATAAACAAGCTGGCCGTCGCTTTCCATGAAGGGTTTTTGAGGCTCAGTTTTCTTAACATCTGGCAGGCTCATGCCCCATCGAACCCCTCTAAAGTCAGGGCTTGACTTCTCCTGGGCGTATAGTTCGCTTACTGATGCAGCAAGAAATAAGACTATAAAAACAGAAAAGCGCATGCCTGTAAAGTGGCGATCATGAAAAGTAGTATTACTCATAAACTATCATCTTCGATTCCAGTCTCTATCTACTTTACGTATTTTATAAAGCTCGTATACGTTAGCAAGTTGTATATCGAAATCGGGAAACTCCTTTTTGTTGGGGTTGATTGATGAACAGGTAATGACCCCGTCTTTAATGTCATGCCTAATGATACGCTTAACGATGATCCCGTCGGTTGTGACGATAATATAATCCGTGCCACCGTTGGTAAAAAGGCGATGATTCCAGAACTCACTATCAACCAGCCGACCCACGGCGATATCGCCAAAACAGATAGAATTGATACTGCCGTCATCCATACTGTCGCCTCGAACCTCAAACGCCCGGTAAAAACCTGACTCTCGTTTGGGAAGTACGATTGAATACCGGGGCAACTCTACTACAAATTCTTTATCCCGCCAACCGCTTGGATAACTGGCATAAGCAAATTCATCGACCAAGGGCATTGTCATTAAAACCATTCCATTACTAAGATCACGAAATTCCATGCCACTGGAATTGAGATCTACCTCTGTCTCGTCAACAAAATTGAGCGGAATAGCTTCCAGGCTCTGCTCGGGACTTTCGGGCACTTCTGATATGCCCTTATCCATATTGTCCCTCATGCCAGCCCTGCCCAAATAAACTACACTTGGAAGTAGTAAGTCGTCTTCTTTAACGCCAAGCACTTCGGCCATCCTTTGAAGGGTCGGGATTTTGCCGTGCCCTTTCTTAAAAATATCATACAGGGTGTTTGTGTTAATCGGTACAGCCTGGCAAAAGGCGCGAAGGCTCATATTCTTTTCGTTCAGCAAAGTCCTGATTTTAAACTCAATAGGAGTCATCTCTGCCTCATTCTTTTCAGGTGTACCCATTTTTTATTACAGATTGTAATAGAAAAATCATCAATCGCCCCTTGACATGTAATAATTTTCTATTACATTTGCTATCGATAACGATCAGAAACAGACAAAACTATGTCAAATACGATCACTGAACAAGGAAACGCCCTTGAAGCGCTCGAAGAAAATACACAAGCGTTTCGCAGGGCTTACAAGCGGCTTAATCCCGGTGAGAGAAAAGATGAGCAGAGGGCTTTCTGTCGTCAATATCGAATATCTCCAGTAGCCTTTAGAGCTAGGTTGTCGGGAAATACCCGTGTTTCTGATACTGAGCTGGCTTGGCTCGAAAAAAGAGTTAATAGCTATTTCTCCAACTAAGCTATGAACGCACTCGTCTCAATCACTCAGCAGGAAGGCCAGCAAGTTGTTGACGCCCGTGAACTTCACAGCTATTTGGAAGTTGAAACCCGCTTTGCCGACTGGATTCGCCGTCGTATTAGAGAGTACGGTTTCGTTGAGGGAGTTGACTTTACCTCGTTTCTCAAAATTGAGAAGCGAGAAACCGGAGGCACAACTCGCAAAGAATACGCCCTGACACTGACCTGCGCCAAAGAGCTGTCGATGGTTGAGGGTAACAAAAAGGGGAAAGCGGCCCGACTCTATTTTATCGAGTGCGAACGCCGGGCCAAAGCGGGGGATTTACTACGCCGGGTGGAGCAGCTGGAGGCTATGGTTCGCCTGCTCACTGAAAAGCCCCTGCACCCGGCCGCGATTCAGCCCGCACCGGAATTTGATCCGGCACGCTATCAGGCAAGCCCAGCCCGCCAGCGCCTTCGCCGGGACGAACGGACGGGCCGCTACTGGGTCGAAAACCTTGAACTCTAAATCGCCTTACCAACCCTTCATCTCGTTTCAATATGGTCGCTTACCCAACCTCCGAAGATACCCGCCCCCAGCCGTCAACCGCTGACTTGATGGACTGCATTCGTGATTGCGCCGAAAACCTGTCGGATGCGATCAAGGCAGCCAACCAGGCCGGTATCAGCGTCAGTATTCAGGCTTCGCAGGTCCCCACTGGCGCGTTGTTCACCATCGTTTACAGCTTCTAGGTATGGATATGATTGCCCTTGACGCGCAGTTTGCCCGTGATCTACAAGCCACCCTGGACGCTAACCGCCAACTGATGGCGACGGTACAGGAGCGGCTTAAGCAAGATGTGCCGCTGAACATCAAAGAAGCCGCTGCCTGGCTAAAGGTTGCCCGGTCCACCCTGATGACCTACATCGAACGCGGGGAGATTGTCCCCTCGGAGTACGGGAACCGGCTGTGGGTGATGCGATCGGAACTGGAGAGATTCTTAGAACGCCATCGGCGTCAATGATACCACCGGGTGTATGCCCGGTATGGTGTGGATAGAGCGGGAGACACCCGTCGGCTTTGCTGGCGGGTGACCTTTTACCCACGCTAAAAGACAAAACCCCGGCAAGGTGCCAGGGTCTGTGTTCAACATATTTTCACCACAAAGTAATGGAAAACATCGGTCTAAACCTAGCAAGCGCTATTGCCCAGCGGATGCAGGAAGTTAACGAAGCCCTGCAGGGGCCGCTCAGCATCGAAGAACGGGCAGCCCTGCAGCAGGAACGGTTTGAACTCTGGCTGGCCCTGGTGGTCCTCTAAACACTGACGCTGAGTTATGTTCATCGCGAGCGCCTGTCTGTCCATCGACGACTTTAAGGCTGGAATCAACCAGATCGAAGATCATATAGAGCTGTCTCGGGTACGGGATGTATTGAGAGGGTTCCAGCATCGGGGCGAGAAACATCCGCTCGACCCACAGATGGGACTAGCCTACTGGCTTTTGGATCAGCGGGCCTATGCACTAGGGTTTACCAAGCACTCGCGGGGTTACTCCGCACCCATTCGACCAAGATTATGAATTACAATCGTATCAAACGAATAGAACAGCTAAAAGCACTGGATCGATTCAATTCACGGCCGGCGATGTCAGCCTGGCTGATCGGCCCCAATAAACGTCAACAGGCTAATCAACTCAGCTGGATACTCAAAGAGGCCCAGTACGAAGACAGCTTTCGGCCTAATCGGTTCACGCGGTTTTTGATCCGTACATTCTTCGGTAATGTGCCTCAGTCTCCCGGCTACGCCCACGATGCATGGATGATGGGCGTAGCCGGGAGACTGAGCTCGTTTGTCACGGGGGCATTCCTAGCGATGTGGCTGGCTTGAAAAATCAGGGACTTTACGATTGGGTCATAAACTACCTGATCCCTATCCTCTGCGTGAGCATCATCTTCTTCTGCGGGCTCATGTTCCTCAGCGACTACAAGGCTGTTATCTGCAATCCTAATTATTAAGATCATGAATCAATCATTGATACCGACAACGCCTGCGGATGTGCATACCATTGCGCAAAGCCTGGCCAGCTCGGGCTATTTTAAAGATGCCAGCGACGCGACCAAAGCATTCGTGAAGGTGCTGGCAGGTGCTGAACTGGGATTGCCCGCTTTTCAAAGCATGTCAGGCATTCACATCGTTCAGGGTAAGCCGTCCCTGGGGGGCGGCCTGATCGCGAGCCTGATCAAGCGATCGGGAAAGTACAACTACCGGGTTGTCAAGCACGATGCGACGATCTGCCAGATTGAATTTACGGAGGGTGGCCAGGTAATTGGCGAATCGGTCTTTACCATGGCAGAGGCTAAAGCCGCTAACATCAATATGGAGTGGAACCGGGAGAAGGGAGGCTGGCAGGAAAAAGCCACCTGGAAAAACTTCCCAAAAAACATGCTGTTTAACCGGGCTATGTCCAACGGCGCCAAGTGGCACTGCCCTGATGTGTTTGGCGGCCCGGTGTATACGGAGGGGGAGCTGGAAGAAGCGCCAGTAGTGCAGGACACGACCGCAGAGGTGGTAGAGTCACGGCGGAAGCCCTACGAAAAGGAGCATGAATATCAAGCACGAATTCAACCAGCAGCTGTAGAGGCTACAGTAACGACCCAGCCAGCAGCGGAGCCGGTGAAGATGTCTAAGAAAGAAAGTGCTGAGCTCATGAAGGCCCTCGACGAATGGAATAAAGCGGTTGGACTCATGGTCAGCGATCCTGATCAGGTGCATAGCCCTGAATCGTATGATAAAGCAGCTGAAGCCCTGGGCAAAATCCCGAATCTGAACCGGGAGGAAAAAATCAAGATGTTTCGTGGACTGGTCGCCCTGGCGGAAGAGCAAGGTGTCGACTACGATAAAGAAACAAAGCGGTTCTATGCTACACCTGAAGCGGCCGAAATGGCCCAGCAAGCTATAGGGGAGGAGGTGCCCATTGAATAGCCAACCCACACCCGATCTGTTTGGCGGTGACACACCGATTCCCCAAATAACGGTTACCGACCTCACATTCTCCGTTCGCAACGCCGACGGATCCTCCCACGCGAAACTCGAAACAGCGCTAATCAATGCGTATCAGATTTTCGGCGATCGCCTGATTTCTATCATTCATTCTCTGTAATCCTGGTTCATCGTCAGGCTCAACTCAATCTCTATCATGGCTAAGAAAAAACAGGCCGCTCAAAGCGGTCCTCGGGTGCTCTTTGCGGCATCTGCGCTTAAAAAGGCCCTCAGCTTTGTATCAGCCGCGGTCAATCCTAATCCGATCGTCCCCGTGCTTGACAACGTAAAAGTTTACGTCAAAGACGACCAGGCAACGCTTACGACGTCCGATCTGCAGCAGACTATGCGCATCGATGTCCCTTGCGAATCGTTCTCGATCGGCGCTGACGGCGAGCTGTTCCTATTGCCCTTTGACCTATTCTCTAAGCTGGTCGGTCAGCTCGGAAACCAACCCATGTTCGTATCGATCGGGAGAAAAGACGAAGCTTTTGCCCACAGGATTCTCACCGACCAGAGCACGTATAAGCTCGTAGGTGAAGATCCAATCGATTTCCCAAGTGGAAAAAATGATAATAAAGGCAAAGCAGTGAATATGATACTGTCGGGAGACGATCTGGCAGACTTTCATCAGGGTCTGATTAGCACTGGGTACTCTACCACAAATGACGAGCTAAGACCCGCCACGACGGCTGTGTGCATGAGGATATCCAATGAGGGAATGAAATTGGCCAGTACGAACCTCATGCAACTCAATCGATACATCATTTCGTCGGTCAATGTTGAGTCGATTGAAGCATTGCTCCCTAAAAAGTTCGTTCTGATGCTAATCAAGCTAATCGGCGAGGGAGTGGGCGATGATCTGGAGATTACTCTAACACCGCTCAAAGCAGTTGTTAAAATGGGTAATAAAACCATCGAAGCCCGTCTGATTGATGAGCGTTTCCCTGACTATGAAAACGCTATTCCGGTCAACAATACCCTCGAAATGACCGTACAAAAAGACGAGATAGTCCAAGCTGTTAACAGGGTAATGCTTGTGGCTAACCGGACTACGTTGCAAATCCGTTTGACCTGGAATGTTGACGTAGGCTTGCAGATTGGCGCTGAAGATCTCGATTACTCCAACGAAGGGATTGAGGTAATTCCCAACTATGACTACGAGGGGGATCCGTTTGAGATTGGATTCAATGGGAAGCATCTACTAAGTACACTGAATCACCTGCAAGGCGACCAGATTCGTTTCAGTTTCTCCACACCCAACAGGGCTGCCTTACTATTTGGCGATAATGATCAACATACGTCCGTGCTAATGCCGGCACTGCTTAATGCATACGCCTGATGCCAGTGGTCAGGCCCTCCCAGCCAGACGACGAAACCTTCACACGCGACCCGGACCGGATGTTTTGCTATGCCGGTCCGGTGCTGCGCAGAAACTACCGGCGTAGCTGGACCGGTTCCGATTATCGCCTACTGTGCGGCCGCTTCAAAGGCCAGCTCCTGTCAACGGTCACTACGTCGAAGTGGTTGGTATGGGCCCTCAACCACTTCGACGACCGCCTGACATCTCCGCTTCGACGTGCCCTGATCGATCAAATCAATAGCCTTCACACGTAAACCGTCTCCCAATATGAAACTCACTTTCTATACGGCTGAGTCGTTTGAAAAGGTCAAGCCCTCACCCCGGCCCATGTTTTCAATCTCAACGGGCAACATTCTTAAGATCAATAAGCCACTGGTCGACCTGCTGAAAGTGCAGGCGGGCGATATGATCATCATTGGCCAGGATGAGAAACACGGAAAAGACTGGTACATCGCCCGGTCATTGCGAGGCTTCACCCTTAAGCCAGCCGCCGGCACTGATCAGTCGCTGGCATTCTCCTTCGGAGGGTTGGTCAACCTGTTTCGGGCTCAGTTCCCTAAACATGAGAAAATGATCAAAATACCGGTAGCGCCTGACTCGACATTCGCCGACGAGGAACATATCTATTTCGCACTGCTTACAGCCGCTATCGAGAAGCCCTAATATGACTCCGATCACCCTGCGCCCCTACCAGGAAGATTGCCTGAACAGCATCCGGGTGCATTTCCAGGCTTTGGCCAGACGAGTCATTCTCTGCGCCCCGACCGGTGCCGGCAAGACTGTAATGTTCAGCTCCCTGACGCAACAGACGCTGGCCAAACGGATCGAGAACAAAGTGCTGATCCTGACCAATCGAATCGAGCTGCTGACCCAGGCAGGCGGTACACTGGCCGCCTTCGGCATTCGGTTCGAACAGATTACTGCCGATAACAAACGCATCAACCCTCGGGCCCGCTGCTATGTCGGCATGATCGAGACCTATTTCAAGCGTATCGATAAAATGCCCTGGCTGCTGGACATGACCCTGGTCATTATCGACGAATGCCATTACGGGAATTTCGCCAAACTGTTTGCCCGCTTCAAGCCATCGACGTTTGTCATTGGCGCTACCGCAACCCCCTTAAGCGCGTCGAAGTCTGATCCGTTGTCAAACTATTACCAGGCCCTGGTCAATCAGGTTCAGATCGCGGATCTCATTGCGGCCGGCTACCTATCGACGCCCATTACCTACGGTGCCAAGATCGACCGCTCGAAGTTGCAGCGGGATAAGACCGGCGACTATTCGGACGAGTCCCAGATGTCGGTCTTTGGGGGGCGACAGGTGTACACTGGTTTGCTGCAGCGATATCAGGAGGCCTGCGCCAAATACAACGATGGCCACCCCATGAAGACGATCATCTTCAATGTCAACGTTGCCCACAGCCTGGAAGTGACCCAGATGTTTAACGATGCGGGCATCGGGGCCAGGCACGTCGATGGCACAACTGATTCGCACAAGCGCGATCGCATCTTGAAGGGCTATAAGCAGGGGGAGTATCCGGTCATCTGTAATGTCGGGATCCTGAATGCTGGTTTCGACGATCCAACAACGCGCTGCATCATCATGAACCGGGCGACCACGTCGGTCAGTCTTTGGTTGCAGAGCTGCGGCCGTGGGTCGCGAGTAGCGCCAGGCAAGCCAAATTTCATCATTCTGGATATGGGCGATAACTGGACTGAGCTCGGTCTGTGGGAAGCTGAACGCGACTGGGGCAGTATCTGGAACCAGACCCGAAAGAAGTCGGATAAGGTCGATGTTGCGCCGGCGAAAGTCTGTGATGCCTGCGATGCGATCGTGCCCCTGTCGAGCCGTCAGTGCCCCAAATGCGGTTACGAGTTCCCCCAGAAAGAAAAGACCTATGCAGAAGCGGAGGAGTTCGTCGAGGTAACCCCCGATATGGTACCCCAGCCCAAATTTTCGCCAGAACGGGTGAAAGAGCTGATCAGGCTCAACCGTCCGGATACCATCCCGTCACTGCCTGTCGAGACGCTGCTGGAAATTCAGGAAGTCAAAGGGTACAAGGCGGGCTGGCTCCTGTATAAGATCAACGACCGGTGCCAGTCCGAAGAGGAGTTCCTGGAACAGATCCAGCAGGTTGCCCAACTGAAGGGCTATAAACGGGGCTGGGTCATGCGACAACAATGGAATCCACCTGTAAACGCACAACTCGTATGAGTTTCGTCTTCAACAAAAACGGTATGTGTGAAAATCCAGAAGTTCTGGAGGTACACAGGGCCGGGAAAGACATTGGCCTCGTCAAGCTGGCCCAGATCCCCGACGGCAGTTGGGTGTATGGCTATCAGTGGGATATCCATGATGGAGGGTCTTCTTCAGCAGCTGGCTACAATGAGTATCGAAAGGCCTATCCGGATCGCCACTCGGCTCTGTTGGCCGCTCTCGATAACGGGTTTCGGCATGCCACCCATTACGAAAAATGGCCCGATGCAGCCACTCGTAAAGGGCACCGTAAGCTGAAGGAAGCCATCAAACAATATCGGGCATCATTAGCCCAGACACGCTTATCCTTCGAGTAACCCACTCAACCTATGACAATGAGTAACACCACCGAAACCCGGCTGATTGGCCATTATAAAGATAGATCGACAGTTGAGGGGGTAGATATCACGGTGCAGGACTTCTTCGACGGGATCCGCTCAGGCGCTCGCTGGAAACGGCATGCCGAATGGGTTCGGGAAGCCCTCGACGATAAAAAAGAGTACGATCGACGAAAGTCGCTTTCGGAGTGCGTAACCATCGGCGGAACCTTCACAGGAAAGAAAGAAATCAATAATCTCCGGGAGGCCTCGGGACTGCTGGCGGCCGATCTGGATCACCTCAACGAACGCACCGAAGCGATCCGGTTTCAGCTGAGCCAGGATCCGTACGTATATGCCGTTTTTGTCTCGATCGGGGGGAAAGGGCTCTGCGTGATCTTTAGAATCGATTCGGGCCGCTGGGCTGAATCCTTCCAGGGGATTGCTGACTATATGATCAGCAACTACGGCCTGGTGGGTAAAGAGTTTGACCCATCGTCGTCGAATATTAACCGCCTGCGCTATATCTCCCACGATCCGGATCTATACCACAACCCCAAGGCGAAGCTGTTCAATAAGTACCCCAGGAAGGAAAAGAAAGAGGTAAAAAAGACCAGCTTCATCGATACTGAAGATGATCTGAAGCACATCCTCGATCAGATCCACGCCCGGGGGATCGACATTGCACCTGGCTACAACGAATGGTATAAGGTCGGCTGGGCCCTGATCAGCAAATACGGAGATGGCGCCCGCAGCTACTTCCACGAGATCAGCCAGTATCACCCCGATTATAACAGCGACGACTGCGACAAGAAGTTCAAATACCTGACTGATACCCGGCCGGCCCGCATTACGATCAGTACGTTTTACTACTACTGTCGACTGGCGGGGCTGGATATCATGACGCCGAAGACCCGAGAGATCGTCAGCGTGGCCGCGATGTCCAAAAAGCAGAAGGTTTCAAAAAGCTCTGCCATGGACACCGTGCTGAAGATGGTCGACGGCGCAGAGCGAACAGCGGCCGAGCCGATCATTGATCAGGTGTATGCCAGTAGTGAACCCTTTGAGACTAGCGAAACCCTTTTTGATCAGCTGGAGCTGTTTCTCAACAAGGAATACCCCATGCGTCGGAACGAAATTACCCGCTACATTGAGGATGAAGAGGGGCACGGTCTGGTCGACGATGATTTTAACAGCATCTGGATTCATTCGGTCAAAGTGCTGGGCGAAAAGGTCACCGACAAGATGGTTAATAAGCTGATTCATTCATCATTTACCAAGACCTATAACCCCCTCAAAGACTTTTTCACTGAGCATCGCCATCGCCGGCCAACCGGCTGCATCAAAGCGCTTGCCGAGTCGATTGAAACGTCCACCGGGCTTGAAGACGATTCGTTCTTCCCCGATTATGCAGAGTTCATAATTCGCAAGTGGCTGCTGGGGCTTATCTCGTCCATCTTTGACGAGCACTGCCCCCTCGTACTCGTGCTGACGGGTAAAAAAGGGTCGGGCAAAACCGAATGGTTTCGGCGGCTCCTGCCCCGGGAGCTTCATCATAAGTATTTTGCCGAAACAACCTGGCCGGTGGGTAAAGATACCGATATGCTCATGTGCGAGAACCTGATCACCTTCAATGACGAATGGAAGGGCAAGACGGTCAAAGACCCCGAGACGCTAAAAGGATACGCATCGATTGATCGGTTCACGCTCCGTGAACCCTACGGAAAAGCCTTTGTCAAACGTCGTCGGCTTGCCCTGATGTGTGGGACCTCCAATCCGACCCAGATCATTGCCGACCCGGACAATAACCGAAAAATTGTGGCCATCAACGTCACCTCCGTTAATCATGAGCTCTATAACGCTGTCGATAAAACGGACCTGCTGATGGAAGCCTATCACGCTTACATGGCGGGAGAGCGGCATCATTTAACCCGGGCCGAAATGGATCGCATTGCTGAGGAGGTAAACGGCTTCGAGGATTATTCAACTGAGCACAACCTGCTGGTTGAATACGTTCGCATGCCGACCGGTGCAGGTGGCGAGGATGTGCAGCGGCTCAGCGCTGTAAAAATTATGACTTACCTGGAAAACAAAGCCAACAACCGAAAGCTTTCCGAAGCCCTGATCGGCCGTGAATTGGCCGCCATGGGCTTTGAGAAAAAACGATATCGTGGCGAAGGTAGTAAACGCTACTATGCCTATGAGGTCGTCCTAGAGGGATAAACCTACTCCATACCATGAAACACTATCCACATGCCTCATTGGCTCAACTCCTGATCGTCCTGCTGATCTGCCTGATCCCATTAGTGATTAACCGGATGACTTATCCCTACCAACGCGTTCGCCCGGCCCGGATCGTTGGCTCATGCCTGGGTCTATGCCTGGCAATGCTCAAATATGTATTGAATCGAATTCAATTATAAACCAGTAATATGATGTCTGTAAAGAAGGTACGAGTAGATAAGGCTGGCAAGATTCACGTTGGCCAATTTATCATTGTTCCGCTCGAATCAGGGGCAATTCGGATACAAAATAGCCCGGCTACTGGCTTGGGAAAACTGACGCTAAGTCAACGGTCAGATGCTGTTGATCTGTTCTTTGTCAGTCAGTCAACAGGACCAATAGTTCACCCGCTCACCGGTCAATTGATCGACTAACCTCGCGCTCAATGCTCAATCTAACCCGTCCGTTGGTCTTCTTAGACCTCGAAACAACAGGCCTCGACCGCGATAACGATCGCATCGTACAAATCGCTCTGGCCAAGCTCTACCCGTCTTCTGAAGGGGGCGATGTCGATCAGTATAGTAAACTGGTCAACCCAACCATCCCTATACCCGTAGCCAGCTCCCAGATCCACGGGATCCTTGACGAGCACGTCCGTGATGCCCCTGCCTTTGCCGATATCGCCGGCGAAGTATTTGAGTTCATGGCCGGTTGCGATCTGGCTGGCTTTAACTCCAACTGGTTTGACATCCCGCTCCTGGCCGCCGAATTTGCTCGTATCGGTATTCAGATTCACACGGGCATGTTCCATATGATCGACGTAGGCAACCTATTCAAAATACGGGAGCCCCGTAACCTGGCCAATGCCGTTCGCTTCTATTGCGATGAAGAGCTACCCAATGCTCACAATGCCATGGTTGACTGTAAAGCGACATTCGCCGTCTTTGCGGCCCAGCTTCAACGCTACCCGGATCTGCCCTCTACAGTGGAGGAACTGGCCGTTTACACCAATTACGGCTGTAAAGCGGCCGACTTATCCGGTAAGTTCACCTACAGTAATGACGGTGTGTTACTGCTCAACTTCGGCCGTCATAAAGGCCACCCAGCGGCCGACTTTCTGGACTTCGTGCACTGGATGTACTACAAAGCTGATTTTGCTCCCGACACCCGAGCTATCTGTGAAGACCTGCTCGGGCTGACCAAAGCCTGGGATGATGCCACCAACGGGCAGCTGCCCTGGTAATATTGTCCCCCCTTTTGATGCTGTCCCCCCTTTTGGCCCTACTTTTTTTGACCAAAGGGGGGACAGCTAACGTTCAGTTTTTGAGCTACTTATCCCCTCTGTCCCTACTGTCCTTACTTTTTTCAATAAATAATATTACAAGAGTAAAGAAGGGGTAAGGAATAGGGTATACTGGATTACGCTTATATATGTATCTCGTATATATAGAAAATCAAAAAACGAGAAAAAAGGGGGGTAAGTAGGGACAGTAGGTGTAAGTATCAGTAATTCAGATTATTATCTGTCCCCTCTCACCTGAAAACCGGGAGGGACAGGGTAGGGACAACAAGAAAAGTGGGGACAATCAAAATCTATGAGCCGTTACGACATCATTACCCCCAAACTGCTAACCCATCACAAACTGATGGATGGCTATATGTTGGTAGACATCCAATCGTACCAAAGTCAGCGAAAAGCCGTGGAGGCCTTTGCCCGCTATTTTCGACGCGAGATGCACTACGATTTTCTTCAGTACAATTACAAAGCACCAGCCGGGGAGGCTTATCTGTTCTTTATGAATGTGGAGCCGGTAGGCGCGGTTCACTTTCTTCAAAACGAAAGCGGATGGTATTTAAACTGGGCATGGATCCACCCCTATGCACGCGGAGAAGGCCTGATTCAGAAGGCCTGGCCCTCCTTCGTTCAACGATATGGCACATTCGCTATTTCACTTCCCATATCTCCCGCTATGAAGCGGTTATTAGCCAAAGTAAATCACCCTTACATAGATGACACAGATCAAGGAAAATAACTGGACGCATGACCGTCTACAGGCTGAATGTTATCAGTGGCACGTCGACGAATACCCCGACGATCGGCACCTAGTCCACGCCAATCTCAACAATAGTGTCGGAGGGAGACGAGGTGTGCGCAATACCGCCATAGGGATCAGGAAAGGCCGCTGTGATTCTCAGTACTTCAAACGGGGCCGTCTATACCTTTTCGAGTTTAAAGTAGGCTCAGATAGCCAGAAAGCTGATCAGAAAGCATTCCAGGAGGCTAACGAACGTGAAGGAGCCATTTACCAAATCATTCGGTCTGTGGAGCAGTACAAACTTACCGTTATAACAATCCGGAGTGTGGTATTCTGATTGTCACAAATACGAATTTGAATCGTTTCATGGTAATTTAGTGCGTATATGGAAGCCCCAGTTCAAAACCCTCTTGATAAGCTCAGCGCTCGCCAGCGGAAGTTCGTGATCGAATATCTTGATTGTCTTAACGCATCTGAAGCCGCCAGACGGGCTGGATACTCGCAGCGTACAGCGAACCGGATCGGGCATGAGAACTTGACGAAACCTGATATTCAGGCGGCTGTGAGCTTCCTCGGCGAACAGATTGGCATGTCGGCAGGCGAAGCCGTCAAACACTTTACCGACATTGCAAGATCCCGAATCAATGACTTTCTATCCATCAAGACCGTGTTACGTACGCCTATGGTCAGAAAGCCGCTGCAGCAGCTGATTGAGGAGTTGGACGCGGAGATGGAGTTCGAAGAAGAGTTCGCCCGGATAGCCATGCTTGGCGGTGATGAGCTGGGCACCCACAAGGCCGAACAGAAGCGTAGGGAGTTGCAGGGGATACGCTATACCCTCGAACTGGAACGAAACCCCAATGCGTATCGGGATGTGCCTGGTGAAGCTGTCTGGGTTGAAGAGATCGACGTCGACCTGGTGAAGCTGGCCAAGGCCAAAGCCGAGGGTCGTATCAAGACGCTCTCATTTACTGAGTATGGTCCGAAGGTCGAGCTGTACTCAGCGGAGAACGCGCTTGATAAGGTTCTCCAGCTGCACGGCCGATACAAACAGTTGCCGGGCGATGCGAACCAGCCGAAGAACCTGCAGGGGTACACGCTGCCCGACGGGACTACGATTTTGTTTTAACCGCTATCTCAAGAGACTTATGAATCAGCCCGAAACTTGCTCGAACAATAATTCGACAACACCCTATCAAAAGGAGTGTTCCAATTTCGATTTCACGCCCGATGTCAGTTACAAGACGACCCATTCAGCTTTGTGCAGTCTGCACTATAGCCGGTTTGGGGAGAAAGACACACAGGCCGCTGAACGCTTTGCTACCCGGTTCCTGCAGGTCTGGCAAGGTGGGGGTGTTCGGCCCTACTTCAGCAATATTATTGATGCGGCTACCCGGTTTCTGGAAGTGATCAATACGCAGCCGAAAGTGCAGATATCGGCGCACAACCTACGCATGTTGGCGGGTAAGAAGGCCAAGTTTTCACAACTGGTTAAGGCCAAACTTTGACAAAACAGCGCCGACCGGGCGGTAAACGGATAGCTCATGAAAGCATTCGATTTAACATACTTCAATGTCAGCCCTCAGTTTAGACGTATAGGCAAGGTCTTGTACAAACCCTATAATTTGTTCAACAGGCAGAATATGCAAATGGCTGACGGGTCAGCAGAAAGCTGCTGGGGATTTGGCTTACTACAGATCAATAGCCGTCATCTGTTCTACGTAGGAGTAGGCACTGATTCACAATTCCGACTTGATATTGCATTCATTCAGATTGCATGACCATTGCCCCAACCCTCAATACGCAGGTGAGTTTCGAGCCGTCCTTGTTCCCCAAGGCGGCTCAACTCTTTAATGCTGCCCATTCGGGTAAATATCGCATCATTGTTTGCGGTGGGGCCGTCCGCGGTGGCAAAACTTTCGGCGTTGGGGGTACGCTGGTCACCTTACACAGACGGTTTCCGGGGGCGCGTTCGATGGTCGTGCGTGACACCCTGCCCAACCTGCGCACGACGACACTGCCCACGATCGAGAAGCTGATGCCCCAGTCGTTCGTCAAGCAGTTCAAAGGCGATCCCCAGTTTCAATGGAAGTTTACCAACGGGGGCAGCTTTCAGTTTTTCGCCGAGCAGGACGCCACCGACAAAGAGCGAAAGCGCTGGAACGGCTTAGAGATGAACTGGATCTGGCTCGAACAGGCTGAGGAGCTGCAACGCGCAACCTACGACAAGGCCCTGGAACGGTTAGGGTCGTACTTTATTCCGAAGCACGTCGGTAAGCAGCCTCACCCGATCCTCTTCATCACAGTCAACCCAACGAGCACCTGGGTACGGGAAGAGTTCTACGACAAATTCCTAGCGGGCACGCTGCCCGATTACGTCTGCTACATCCCGATGACGATTGACGACAATGCCGCCCTTGAGCCATCATTCAGGGAGTCGTTGAACATGCTCAAGCTGACCAATCCGATCAAGTACAAGATCTTCGTCGAGGGTAACTGGGATGTGAAAGAAAAGACCGGGGGCGAATGGTATCACGAGTTCGACTACGGCCGCCACACCGGAACGGTGCCGTTCCTGCCAGAGCTGACCAACGACGTGCATATCTCGCTTGACTTCAACACAGTGCCCTACATGACAATGGGCTGTTTCCAGGTCGATCTACAGCCGTTCGTGCTCCAGATCCGCTTCTTCAGGGAATACTGCCTGGCTACACCCAACAACCGAACCGACCGGCTGTGCGGTCGACTGATCACTGATTACCTGATCAAGTACCCCAGGCCAGTTACGTACCATGGTGACCGGCAGGGCGAGAACAGGGTAGAGGGCGAAGGCAACTTCAGACGGTTCGACAGGGTCAGAACGTCCCTGGCGCCTTACCTTCACAACCGATCGAACCAGGTCAACAAAGCCGTAACGGTGTCGTCGGTTATGCGGGATTTTATCAATGATGTGCTGGCGGGGGTGGTGATCTGGAACGGGCGACGTATCGAGATCCTGATCGACGAGAAGGCCTGTCCCACGCTGATCGAGGACCTGGCCACTACCCTGGAGGATTCGACTGGTATCAAAAAGGAACACGCCAAAGATGCCAAGGGCGACAAATACGAAAAGAACGGCCACGCCCTGTCGATGTTTACCTACGGGGTCGGAGCCGTTCTCTGGGATGCCTTTCGAGAATGGAAAAAACAGCGGGGTAAGATCGGGGAGGAGACTACAAGCGACTAAAGATGTAATACCCTACGGCCATGACCCAGCAGGCTACGCTGATGCCGAGCAGCAGGGGCCGCATCTCCCAGGCAGACACGATAACCGCGGCCGAGAGCAGGGCAATGACAGTGGGGGTGACTTTGAGTTTCATGAGCGTTTGTTGATGGTTTTGAGTTTGCCTTCGATGGCCGTTAGGCGGGCTGCTAATTTCAGCAGGATTTTTAGTTCTCTCGTTCTCATACATGATGTTTTGGCTATATATCGGCGAGCGGTCCAATAGGTGAGTGGCTTTTGTTGAAAAATTATGAATTATACTCGTATTTTACGGGTGTTATTGGTTCTTACCTGGCCTGCCCGGTCGTACAGGGCTTTCAACCCATCTTTCGACCATGCCCACGTTGACACCTGACCAGGCGCAGGAGATCACCCGTCAAGTTATTGAAGGCCTTCGTCATTCGGCGTATGACCGTACCGTTGAGCTCCGACGTGACTATCTGACGATTCTGTCTGGCCACGACTATGAGCGCTTCCTGACGAGGTTTATTCGCCGGGAGGAAGACGATGAGTATAAGCAGCGCCTGCAGCTCACGCATCAGAACCTGTCGTCGACGTCCAGCCCACTGGTCAAGAAGTTCGGCCAGATCAGCCGCATACAGGATATCAAGAAGGGGCTCAACTTTTCGGGTACGACTGAACGGGACCAACGGGATCTGCAGGACGTGCTCAACGATTTTGGTGGAGAGAACAGCAGTAGCCGAGGGAGCCTCGACGATTACCTGTCGGTTCATTACGATCTGGTCAGCCTATACGACCCCAACGCTTTTCTGGTGTTGGACTTTGCGCCCTTCGATGCCAGTAGGGGCGAACGGGCACGGCCATACGCGATTCTGTTTGAAGCGCCGTCGGTGCTGAATTACCGGTACACCCGGGGGCGGCTCGACTTCCTCGTCTTATCGATTCTGGTGGCCTACACTGGTGTCGAGGGCGAACGTCGGTACGCGACCGACTACCTGTGCCTAACGGGTCAGTACACCTATCGGTATTTTGAGTATGGCGACGGCCGTCAGGACCTGCCTGGCATCTACGAGGTGTTTGAGCTGAACAACGAGCGGAAATACTTCGTAGCCACCTACGTCCTCAATATCGACGAAGTACAGGCGGTACGGCTGGGCTACATGCCCGATGCCCAGACCGGCAACAGCTCCAACGTGTCGCCCCTGTTTCATGCTGCCCTCGAACAGTTCAAAGAGCTGCTTGATCTGAAGTCTAAAAACGACCTGGTTACCTCGCTTCATGCCTACCCACGTCGCTACGAGTACGCGCCCGCCTGCCCGGGGGAAACGGATCCGGTTACGGGTACGTCGAGGGGTTGTAATGACGGCAAAGTGCCTATCCTGGGCACAACCTGTAAAAAATGCCACGGTACCGGTTATTTAAGCCACACCAGTGAACAGGACGTGCTCCGTCGTCCTATGCCGGATGATGAGGATAAAATCATGGATCTGTCGAAGCTCAGCTTCACCGAAAAGCCCGACCTGGAAACGGTTCAGGGTTTCGACGAGAAGATTCAGAACCTGATCGTGCAGATCTACCAGACTGTGTTTTCGTCGGATTCGCAGGTACGCCCCAGTGGCCCGCGTCCAGATCAGCCCCAGACGGCTACTGAGTACGTGGTGAGCCGCGATGATCAGAACAACACCCTGCTGCCCTTCGCTGATCAGAAGTCGGCTGTCTACAAGTCAATCGTTCGGCTCCTGATCAAGCTGATGAACATCAGCGGTACCGTCGAAACCCTGTACGAGTTTCCGCGTGATCTGAAGCTGTCAGGCCTGTCTCAGCTGTATGCCGATCTGAAGGCCGCCCGGGATGCGGGTGCTCCGGATTTTGAGATCGAACAGATCCTCGATGATATCGCCCGCAAACGCTACGAAGCGGACCCGACAGCCCTGGAGCGGTACTTCATCAAAAAGCAGCACGTGCCCTACTTCGCGCAGACGCTCGATGCGTTTGAGTTCTTCGATAGCACCGGTCGCATACCCCAGACCTTGGCGGTACTTCGGGCGAACGTTGACGTGATTTTCGGGGAGCTGGAGATCGAGTCGCCTACGTTCTACGATTTGCCCTATACTGAGCGGGACCGGCTGGTCATGGCGAAGGTCGATAAGCTGATGGCCATGTTGCCGCGGCCGGTTGAGATGTCTATTGGGGCTTAGAACTCATTCACATGGCTAAATTTAAAGAAACATCCCGTCGCTTCTTAATCGATCTTGATCCATATAATCGCCAGTTATATGTTTCTATAGCTGAAAACGACGATCGGTTACGCGATGGCTTATCCCGGTTTATGAATCCTTCATTGGTTGATGAGTGGATGGAATTGATCGGTCCAATGTCTTCGTACCAAGACGGCCGAACGGCATCTATTCTCGGTAGTGGTATCGTCTTACGGTTACGAGAATACCCGACGCATAACAGGCACCTTGCGGCAATAGCGCATGAGGTTTTTCATGTGGTGGAGTTTATGTTTCACTCAATCAACCTGCCACATAATGCGGAAATAAGCTCTGAAGCATGGGCTTACATGATTGGTCATATCCATCATCAGATTTATCAGAATATCTGGCCACCGCAAGGCAATGACTGAACCCGAGGCCAAAAAGCGCATTGCCCAGATCGAAGCCCTCCAGACCAGCTTCGATAATCGACTGGCGACCCTTAACGTCGACCTGTTGGCGCTACTGATGGAGTCGGCCGAAACCATACTGGCCAGCCCCAAACACCTTGGTAAGCTATTACCGGGCTGGGAGAAACGCTACCATGTGCCCGTGCTGCAACAGTTCGGCACTGACCTGCTGACCATCCAGACGCTTAACCAGGGATACTTTCAGGGCGCGATCGGCGAGGCCATGGGAGGTGTGCAGGTCAATCAGGTTCTGTTTGAACAGGTCGAGCAGCGTGTAGAGTCATTAATGACCGATACGTTTGGCATCAAGCCCGACGGGGAGATAGTCAGTAAAGGACTGTTCGACCTCTTCAGCCAGGACACGACCGTTCGGCGCCAGGTCCAGCAGTTTGCCTACGCGCAGAAGACTAGCGGGGTAGGGCTGGAGCGCTTCAAACGTAACCTGAAACAGTTCATCGTCGGCGATCCAACGAACCCAAACGCTCCTCAGAAAGGTGTCTGGAGCCGACATTACAACACGGTAGCCTACGACACCTACCAGCAGGCCGATCGTGTGGCTCAGCAGGCGTTTGCCGAGGGGCTGAACATGACGGCGTTTCTGTATTTGGGTGGCACCATCGCCGGCACTCGCCTGTTCTGCCGGGTTCGGGATGGGAAGGTGTTTCTGCGATCGGAGATCGACAAATTCGGGACTGCCCAGGATACCTACGGCGGCTATGAGAATAAGGCTACCGGCTTTTTCTCTGGCAAGCCTAAAGGCAACTACGTTCCGTTCATACACGCAGGCGGGTGGGGGTGCCGGCATCATTACAGTGCGATATCAGACCGGGAAGCGATGCGTCGACGTCCGGATCTGGGTCGTAATAAAAAGGGCATTCTGCAGATCGTCGAAAACTCGAACGATCGCATCGAGCCGCCTATCGCCCAGCCCGGCCGCAAGCCGCAAAAACCCGTCAACCGATTTGGTGACGACTTCACGCCGGCCACCAGCATTGCGGAGGCCAAGCAGTTTGCCCTGACGAACAAACTGATGAATCAGCCTGGGTATGACGAGCTACCGGTCGAGGTGGCCAATCAGATTAATGCAGGTCTGTTCAAGGCTAAGAAGCTGTATGGTGTTCGCCCCTCAGGTGTTGAAGTTGTTGACTTTCCTGGCAACTATCCCATGCAGACGCGCGTTAATAACCTGGGCACGTATATCTTACAGGTGAACCGCAAGACGCTGGGCGCTCAGGCTGACCTGGCGGCCACACTGGCCACCTTCGAACAGGCCGAGCGCGATTTGGACTGGATTGATGGCACCCTGGCTGGCGTAGTATCTCACGAGATTGGACATATGGTCCACTACGAGTATCTGAGTAACAATCAGAATAAGTTTGGTGATTTTTTTGCCGTACTTCGTAAGTTGCGTACCGATAAGCCCAAGTTCGCCGTCGGTTCGGCCTATGGTCAGGGCAAGATCACGGAAGCCATTGCCGAGATCTACAGTTTATTCGATCGGGATGGTGCCAGCGCACTTTCCGATCAGCAACGTAAGTTTCTAAATAGGCAATTAGGATGGAAGCTCAAGTAGAATGGCTCGAAGATGATGCACCCTCTCTGTCATGGTGCCACAGCTGCCAGCACCGCAATGGGTTGACCTGTTCAGCCTATCCCGAAGGCGTTCCTTATCGCTGGCTGCATGGGTACGATAAACACGATACGATCCAGGACGACCAGACCGGCAAAGCTGTTTTTAAGCCAGCCGTAACCGCTGAACTTGTCTGAACTACACATACTGAAGGAAAAGCCTGGCCACGGTCAGGCTTTTTTAGTTAATAGAATACGAATTTTATTCGTAAATAACTTGTGAAATTCTTAATCGGTTTATCTTTGCCTGTCTACTAACGAGTCACACAACGAGTCAGCACTATGGAAGAGGTCCTATTCATTAACGACAAAGGCGAAGAGACCTATCTGCCCGAGTCGGTAGGCGAAAAGCTCGGCTACAAACGCGGTCAGGAGTTCACCCCGCCAGAGGTGGACAAGCAGGCGAAATCCGTCCCTGAAAAGGCTGGCAAAGCGGACAAAACCCCTGACCAGGAACTGGAGCATGCCGCTACGGTCATTTTCGGGTTTGCGACCAACGGCCCCGAAAGCGTGTCCGATAAGCAGCTACAGGCGCTCGATAGCCTGGCCGATCGGCTGAATGAACTGGGATTCGGTACAGACTCAACCGACTCTGCCCAACAGAGCGAAGGTAAGGATGGCAATGACGACGCCGGCACCTCTACGGTTCCACCGGCCGATACGAATGAGCCTCCTAAAGAGGGTCAACAGCCGGGCAAGTCTACGCGGTCGACCGGTAAGGCTGCCTACACTCCCAAAACTGACGACAAGTAATGGAGATCAAGCACAATCTCACGCGCAAGACCCAGACCATTAGTAAGGCTGACTGGCAGAGACTCGTCGATCAGGGCTATGACAAAAACTTCACGGTCGTAACGCCCGACGACTACGTTCCGGAGGAAATCAAAGACCAACCCCCAGCACAACCTGCACCAAGAGGGCCTAAGGGGTCGAAGGAATAAAAAAGGCCGATGACTCACGGGAGAGGCCATAACAGAGCGATTGAACCGTGTGACAGCCGGGAAAGACCGGCAACACAGCGAGATAGAGCAGTGGTAGCTCGTGGGGCTCATAACTCCAAGGTCGCCGGTTCGAGTCCGGCTCTCGCTCCAAGGGGAATGCAAAATGAGGGCGCACGGTATAGTCGGTCGTTTACGACCCCGAATTACCGAAACAAGAAAGCTCTGCCAGTCAACGATGAGGAGCCCTCCAGCCAGTTTGCCCTGGTGACTTTGATACTCGTCGTTGGTTAACTCGTCCGTGCGGGAAAGGATAAAGCGGGCATGGTAGAGCCGGGGTCTTGACCCCATTTGCGCGTCAGGCGCTTACCTGACAGAATTCTCTGCGCTCCGGGCGCTTCCCGGCTGGCCGCAAGGTCCTTACTTACCTGGTAGGAACACCTAACGTTCAAATAGATCATGGCAAATCTGAGTGAAGAGCAGCAGGATATCGCGCTCAAAGCAATCGCTAGTACACTGGGCAGACCAGTATCAGAAATCGAAACGCTGTTGACCGGCGATAAGCCGAGCGAAGTCGACAAGATGGTTTCTGATCGAATCAAGTCGGTTCGGGAAGAGGGTACCAAATCAGGCAAAGGGATGCTGCAGAAAGCAGCTAACGCGAAAGCCAAAGAGCTGTTCAAGATCGATGCGGACCCAGATAAGATCGAAGAATTGCTCGACGTGATTTCGAAGACCTACAAGCCTGAGATCAAACCCGAAGACCTGACCGAAGAGCAGGTCAAGATGCACCCGACCTTCCGTAGTCTGGAAACCCAGCTGCAGAATAAGGATAAGGAGTTTCAAACCACGCTCACCCAGAAAGAACAGGAGTGGAACGCGAAGGTGTCCGAGCAACAGGTCAAAGCGATGGCGCTGAAAGCCCTCAACGATTTTGGGGCGGTCATTCATGAAGATGCCAAGATCGCAGCGGTTCAGGAGCGCATGTTCCTGGAGCGTTTTCAGGGCGTAACGCTCAAAGAGGTGGATGGAAAGACCGAATTCTGGAAAGAAGGCAAGCGCATCGAAGACAGCAAGCTGTTCCCCGTTGCCGCTGATGACTTTTTGAAAGGCATGGTCGAAAGCGTCTACACCATTAAAGTCTCGGATCAGAAGGAAGGTGCTGGCGTACCTCCCGGATCCGGATCAGGCGGTGGTGGTGGCAAGTTCACATTCACCCACTTCAAGGGTACGCCCCCCAAAACCCTGGAAGAGGTTAACAGCATCCTGCGCGACCGCAACAAGTATTCGTACGCGGAGCGAGATGAGGTAACCAAGTACTGGGCTGAACAGCAAAAACCGGCCTAAGGCTACGCGAATCGTAGCCGGGCTTTAATCACCCTTCTGCCGGTAAGGAACAACCGGCTACGATTATGCCACAGGTAACAGATTTCTCGGCATCTCAGGTGCCAACGTTGCTCCAGGATCTGGAAGCGAAATGGGAATCGTCGCGGGCTAACCAGGCCCAGCGCTTCAAAGCCGACACCAACATCCTTCAGGGTGTCTTCGCCGAGCAGACGGCCGATCTGCTGGATGATCTGACTGAAAACGACGGCTGCAAGCCCGTGAAGGTGGTCTGGCTCGAAACAGGGGATCACACGGTCGAAGAAGAAAACGACCTGCCAGCCAAAGCCAAGACGGCGGTGACCTGCGATATCGACGGCCCTGAAGCGGCTTCCAGCGCGATCGAGTACGAGATCAACGACATGCTGAAGGTTACTCTGAAAGTTCAGGAAAAGGACTGCGGTAACCACTTCATGCGGTCGGAAAAACTGCAGCACCTACTGCTCACTAAGCAGGTTGGCCTGGTCAACAAGCTGGCTCAGAAAATGACCCTGTTCATGGCCGGCAATGCCGGTGAATCGGCGGGTGTCGGTCGGCTGGGTACGTATCAGGGTGATGGCAGCACAGCCGCTATGCGAAAGGTGCTGCGCGTGGCTCCTGGTAACCTCAACGCGTTCGACTTTGCTCCCTACGTAGCTGAACTGGCCGAAATCAACCGGCTTAACTCGCCTGCCGTATTTGATGGGGGCAACCTGCGCTATGCTCTGTTCAACGCCGAATACCAGCAGAACACGCCGGCCGGTGATGCTGGCCAGCAGAATCACTTTGATACGCTGCGGGCTATCTATCGTGATGGTTTGAACTTCGGCGCCAACAGCCTGGCTGATTCTACATTCATCGTCGAGCAGGGGGCATTGGCACTGTTTACGGCTGCGTTTTTCCCGACGGTGGAAGAGGATATTATCGGTGATGGCTTTGCGTATACCACGTACCGCACACCCATATTTGGGCTGACCCAGGCTGGTGGCCGCTCGATCGAGGCCGACACCACCTACATGAAAAAGAAGCTCCCTATTGCGCCCGGTTCGACCAAGTGCGAGATCTACAACATCTGGGAGATGCGTCTGTGGTATCTGCCACTGGTCAACCCTCAGCTGAGCGCTAACAACGGCGTGAATGGCATCATTCGCGTGAAGTCGGACGCGACGCTGACCCAGAAAGGGACGGCCATGCAGAAGGCGCTTTAATTCTGTCATGACGGATTGGCCCGGGCGCGTTGTGTCCGGCCAATCCGTTTTTTCTTACTCCTCGCTGGTCGCTCTATGAATCCCCAGACCTTCTCGCAACTTCTCCAGTTAGCCACTCAAATATTTGATGAAAAGCAGGAGGGGGCCAACTCCGCTGAGCGGGTAGGCGGCTTTATGATTGCCCTGGTACGTTCGATTATGATGCCCTACGATGGCAGTCGAACGTACGTTACTGGTCAGTACATGGTATTCGGTGATGGATTTTACAGGGTGCTGGCAACTACCAACACCGGTGAAACCCCACTTAATGCACCAGCTAAGTACAGACTATTAAGCCCGACGTTGTTGGCTCTGGTAACGGCCGACACGGCGGTCAGCCGCAATGCAACCTTTCGCAGTCTGATCAACGCAGCTAACGAGTCGACCATATCAGCATTGGCCGAAAAACTGTCGGATCCGGCTTATATGGCGCTCTTCGGGGCTACGTTGGAAAAACTCATCGAGGTGTCATCGGATGAGGAAAAAGACGCTTTCTTTCTTGATTTAGCCCAAAACCTGTCTGACGAGACAAAAACCGAGCTGACAGGGGCAATTAATCGGGCCGATGCCAGTAAGGCAGGCACTATGCTGCTTGTCGATAGCGATCAGGAAGCCCATTATACGGCTCGAAATCGCGTTTTTACGGCATCTCAAGTGTCGGCTCTGGCCACCTTATTGAATCTTACGAGCATTGCATCAGCCAACGATCGCGATGCCGCGTTGCTTAAGCTGGTGCAGTCGGCGTCGGCTAACACCATTCAGGCTCTCTGTACCAAATTGTCGGAACTCGGTTGCGCTGGCAGCGGAACAGGCGGAGGCACTGGGGGTACCTACACGGTTCTCGACGATCCGCGCTGCTACAACCTGCCGATTTTGACCATTCTGGAGGACTCTATTGCGACAGCTCAGATTCAGATCGGGGCAGTCACATGGGAGCGTACCGATTTTGTTCGACCCGATATCAACTGGTTCGATAAGGACAGCCCGTTCAACCAGCCGGGCTTTTACATGAATACCAAGGGCGAGCTTACAGCCAACCAGGCGTACGTTTTATCCCACCGCATTCCGGTAACGCCGTTAACGACCTGGACGCCAAACGTGCCCGGCCAGTACGTCACGTATTTTAACCGGGCCGGAAAGTCAATCGGGGGCGAAGACCACGCCCGTGAGAACCCCACCTTCACCACGCCCGCTGGCGTGGCATTCATGCGCATGACCATCCCGGCGGGCGTGGTCAATCAGTTTCAGGTTACGCCCGGCGCGGCCAACCTCGACTGGCAACCCTTTAAGCGGCTGTTCCTGGGCGAAACGCCCCAGCAGGCGCAGATTGCCTCGACCGCCCGCCGGGCCGCGGGCGATCTGGCTAATTTCATCGTGCCCGGCGAGAATCTGTTTCGCAAAAACGACAGCCGCAACCAGCCCGGCGCATTCATCGACAATAAGGGGAAGGTCAAGGGTGATGCCAGCTACCAGATTTCGCACCCGATCCCGGTAACCTCCGGCCAGCGGTATCATCCCAGCAGCAAACAGTACGTGGCCTTTTTTTCGGCCCGGGATCTGCCGGTCGGCAACGGGGCGGACTACCTGCGGGACGACGACGCTTTCACCGTCCCCGCTGGCGTGGCCTATATACTGTGTACCGTACCGGCCGACGAGATCAACACGTTCCGGCTGATTAAAGGCAACGTCGACAAACCGGAAGCCTCCGCCCTGCCGGTATTTCAGGGCGTGACCCCCCAGGGTACCCAGGCGCTGACCACGGCCCAGATACTACAGTCGGCTCTGAGTCGGCAAACCGGCGATCTGGCCACGCTGATCACGCCCGCTACCAATCTGTTTCATAAGGACGACGCCCGCAACGAGGAGGGCTTCTACATCGATGACGATGGGGTGCTGCATGAGAACGCCAACTACCTCGTATCGCACCCCATACCGGTCACGGCCGGTCAGCCGATCTACGCCAGCGACAAACAGTTCGTCGCCTTTTTCGACGCGTTGGACCGGCCCCTGAAGGGCGCGGCTGTCGGCCGGGACGATCTCCACTTTACCACCCTGCCCGACACGGTCTATATCCGCTGTACGGTTTTCCTCGATGAACTAAATACCTTTCACGTGAACGAAGGCACTACCCCGGCTCCCGCTTCGGAGCCAATCTTCAATGGCACAACTCCGCAGGGCACGACCGCCCTGCAAACGGCCCAGGTCGCCCAGGCCACCGCGGCCGATCTGGACCGCTACCTGATTCGGCTCCCCAACCTCTACAATAAGGACGCCCCCCACATCGAGGGCAGCTTTATGTGGGAAAACGGTACGCTTGAAGCCCTGCCCGGTTACGTCGTGGGGCCGTTTGAGCGGGTCAAGCCGGGCACCGTCTACACCGCTACCAGTAAGCAGTTCGTCACGTTCTTTAATGAGAATAAGCAGTGGGTGGGGGGCGTGCGGTTTGATCGGGAGGAGCTGCAGTTTGAGACGACCGCCGATACCGCCTATATACGCCCCTCGCTGCCCGTAGCCCAAAAGGATACCTATCAGATTGTCGAAGGCAGCGTAGTCCCGACCAGCTACAGCCCCTACGGCCGACGCACGGCCGCTAATCTGGTCGTATCCTCCCGGGCCGCCGACAAAATCATCCTGGTAGGGGGGACGTCCATTCCGGCCGGATCAGGGTACTGGGAGCAGGCCTGCGCGGAGCTGGGTGCGCGGTGTATCATGGTGGCCGTACCCAGCTCACCGGTACGCATCCTGAACTCAGACGGCACCCGAAACGGCATGCACTGGGAGAACTGCGCGTACGCCCTGACGCATACGGTTGCGCAGAAAAATGACCTGCTGGCTAACTGGGCCAGCTACCGGCTGGATTTTGTCAACGCGGATGTGGCCCCGACCAGTTTCACCGCCGAACAAGCCGAATTCATCCGCAACTGCTCCTTCGAACGGCGCATAATTCCCTACATCGATGGCAGTAACCCCGAGGTGCCGGGCGTCGATCTGATCGTCTTCAGCCACGGCTATAACGACGTGTTGGCGGGCGAGTCGGAGGCCAGCTACCTGACCATTCCGGCCGATCCCTTCGACCGCAGCTACTTTCTGGGCGCGGCTAATTTCCTGTTCCGGGAGATTCTCAAGTACAACCCCCTGCAAAAAATCGTCATCGAGGGGCACTTCGAGAACCAGCAGCCGGGGGTGGCCCGGGTGGCTCTGGGTCAGCAGAAGCTGGCCGACTACTGGCAGTATCCCCTCTGGCGGCTCTGGCAGCAAACGGGCTGGAGTCAGCGCCGGATGCCCAACACGGCCGCCCGCTGGGCGCAGATGCCCTGGGCTCAATTTGCCGCCGATGCCGAAAGCCGGGAAGCCGGTTCGACCAGCCAGGACATGACGGCGCTGCGGTTTTCGCTGCCGGATAACGTGCACCCCTATTCGGACCCGACGGGCAAAGCCCGGCAGACGATGGCCCGACTCATCCGCAATCACCTTAACGAAACATTCTGATGGCTACTACCGAGGATATACTTAACCTCAAGGTCGTTCGCATCCGCGACGATACGACCCAGCAGATTCACATCCGCTCGATTCCCCTGGGCGTGACGGTCGAAAAGGGGCAAAAGATCAATAAGGTCGTGGCCGACCTGTGGATCAACTTCACGCCCTACCTCGACGAAGACGGCCGCGACTACAGCCAGCTGCCCGTC